CGCCGCCACCCAGGGTTACGACATGAACACTGATGTGGTTGGCATACATCGGGTGACGTTCACCGATCCATCGTCCGACTTGTCGGAACCGGAGGTTCGCCGCTGGTCGATACGTCGCAACCGGAACCTAGCCACCTTCGCTTCGGGGATTGCCCTGGTTCTAACCGATGTGCCCATGTCTGGGCAGACGGTGCTGGTTGAATACTCGGCACCGTTCACGACGCTTACCATTGAGTCGTCCACTTTGGCGAGCACCGGGCTACACGCTGAGGCGTACGACCTGCCGCCCCTGGGGGCCGCCCTGGGGTTGATGACCATGAAGCCCATTCCAAGGGAGTCGATGACCTCCCAGGGGCCTATGCGGCGCGCTGAGGAGGTCCCCTCCGGTGCGGTCTCGGCCAGCCTGAGGGACCTGAGGTTCCGTAGGCAGGATCGGATCACAGCAGAAGCGACCCGCCTGTCACGACTGTACCCAGTTCAATGGGTTCGTTCCGGGAGGTAGGCGATGGCAGCCGGAGATGGCTTCGATGTCATCATCGACGGCCGCGGATACATGGTGGATTACACCCAGTACCGCAGGCGGACTATCCCCTCGCAGAGGGAACAGCGTGACACGAGCACGGACGTAGGGGAACAGACCCTCTCCATCGCCGGCCAGTGGGTCCGATCGCAAACCGATTGGGTTCATGGTGCCGGCCAGGATCATTACGACTTCCCTGACTCAGACCGGACGCGGTTCTTATCCTCGAAGAACGTGGATGTGTTCACGACCAAGGGTGAGATTTCGATTACCCGTGAGCCGGAGGCGAAGATCACCGGATCGAACTCGAACCTGTACGCCAGGTTGGTGAACGGGTCAGTGTTCTATTTCTCGGACGGCAACTCCCTCAAGTTCGGCAACCCGGATGTTGCCTCCTATTCCCCGTCAGCGATCGACATGAACTATGCGATCCTCGATTGGACTTCGGATGGGACCAGCGTGTACGCGGCGCAGGGAGCGAACGGTGTGCGGAAGGCAACCGTCTCAGCCACCACCGGCGACACAACAGTCGGGAGTTTCCAGGCCGATGTGATTGAGTTCGCCAACGGGAGGCTGCTCGCTACTGACGCATCCCGCATCGTGGAACTCAGCGCAGCCGGTGGGGTGCTCACCTTCGACAAGACGTTGGCCGGGACCTGTGTTGGCATCAAGGGTGGTCCACAGTCGATCTATGCAGCGTTCAACCAGAACGGCCAGGGGGTGCTCTACACCATCGGGATCTCTGCAACAGATGGTTCCCTGACCCACCCGGTGCCGGCCGCTGTGCTCCCTGTTGGGGAAACATTCAACGGCCCGTTCGGTATGGACACGTTCGGCGGCGTGATAGGCGTAGCGACCTCCGCCGGGTTCCGGCTTGGAGCGATCAGCCCGAACGACAACCAGTCTGTAACCTTCGGCCCTGCTATCGACACCGGTGGTGCCGCTTACTCGGTGAGGATTGTCAACCGTTTCGTCTACTGGGGCACGAAGAACGGCGACACCTACAAGGGCGACCTGTCTACTTTCACCAAGACGTTGACCCCCGCGTATTCCAGGTTCGTTGCCTGGGATTCGGATACCAAGGGGAACGTGCAGAGCATCGAGTTGTCGGGCGGCAAGGTGTTCTTCACCGACACCCTCGGCGAGTTGTACGGCGAATCGTATGCGGGGACCAAGGCCGCAACTGGTGAGATTTCAATGGGCACTATCACCTATGGGACTGTTGCCCCGAAGGTGATCCGTTCAGCAGCGGCACGGTTCAGCAAGGTGGACATGGCTGTCGGCACAGGAGACATCGACTACCGGAACACGGGCTACGACTACGCCGCCAGTGGTACCAACTACCGGGGGACGACACCCGTATCACCAGGTTCGTTGACCGTCAGGATCACAGACGACGAGAACATTTCAACAGACATTGCCCTCAGCGCGGCTACCACCGAAGCGGCTTTCGTCCCGACAAATGAGGATGTGGCTAACGAGGCGTTGACATTGACACTAATCTTGAACCGTGACTCAACCGACACGACGACTGGCCCCGTTGTCCAGCGGTGGTCGCTCAACGCCCGCCCGCAGCCGAGCCGGGTTGAAGAGATCGTGGCCCCTTTGGTGTTGCACGGCAGGGTCTCTACTGCTTATGGGGCTGGTGCTCCATCGGGTTACGACTCGAAGGATGAGTACCTGGCCCTTCTGGAGATGGTCGTGACCGCAGGAACGGTGGTGTTCCAGGAGGGGGAACGTACTGAGAACGTAACCGTTGAAGATTTGGAACTCGCTCCGATCCGTTACTCAGATGACGGATCATGGTGGGAGGGTACATGCCTGGTACGGATGGTAACGGTCCCATAACCCTCAGTGAGTTCTCAGCGAAGCGGCGTGCGCCGGGTCGGTGGGTGGACTCTCTCTCGCCTGAGATAGTGGATCAGATCATGGCGTCTAAGGCTGGGCCGGTAGTCGTGGCTGATTGGTTGATGTCGCTCGGGTATGAGGGCGCAACCCCGAAGAAGTGTGAACTGTTGACTCTCGCCAGGAAGAAACTTGCCGACGCTTGAGGAGCATGGCGATCAGGTCGCCATGCTCGACCGGCTAAGCCGTGTCGAGCGAGCCCACATCAAGGCCAAGGCGGATCTTGCCATAGCACGCAAGCAACTCGACGAACTCCGCGCAGACGAAACGTCGCTCCTCGCCAGGCTCGGCATGTTCGAGAAGCCACCGGGTAAACCCCCAACCTGGCTTACCCCCAAGCGTCCGAAGAAATCCACAGCCACGGTGCTCGTCATGCTGTCGGATCTACACCTCGACGAGGTTGTGGAGCCCGCCGAGATCGACAACGTGAACGCATACAACAGGGAGATCGCAGAGCAGCGGCTTCAACGCTGGACCGAGAAGGTGCTGGAGATGTCTCGGGACTATGTTGCCGGCATCACGATCGACGGGGCAGTCGTCTGCCTCGGAGGCGATTTGATTTCTGGCGACATCCATGAGGAACTCGCCGAGACCAACGAAACAACCAGCCTCGACACGATCGTGTATTGGGCACCGATACTGGCCGGATCTCTCCAGGTGTTGGCCGATCACTTCGGCAAGATCCATGTGCCATGCGTGGTGGGTAACCACGGGCGGACAACTCGTAAGCCCCGAATGAAGTTGCGTGTCAAGACCAACCTTGACTGGTTGCTTTGCACGATGATCGCCAACCATCTCGCTGCTGATGAGCGGATCACCTGGGACATCCCGGAAAGCGCCGACTGTTTATTCAAGATTTATGACACGAAGATTCTGCTGACCCACGGCGATCAGGTCCGTGGTGGTGGCGGGGGGTTGGGTGGTTTGTTCGCTCCGCTGTTCAGGTTCAAGGCAAAGAAGCGGATCAACACAGAGTTCGACCTGCTGATGCTCGGCCATTTCCACACGCTGATACTTGCTCCAACCGCTGGGTTCGTTTGCAACGGCAGCCTCAAGGGACCGGACGAGTTCAGCCGGCTGATGAACTACCCTGATGAGGAACCGCAGCAGGCGTTCCTTGTCTGCACGCCGGAGTACGGGCTGTCAATCCAGGCACCCATATTTGTGAAGCACCCGAAGGAGAAGTGGGTATGACGTTCACCAAAGATATGTGCGAGAGGCTGGCTGCCACAGCAGCCCAAGCGTTTCTATCTGTGTTTGTTCTCACGGACATGGCTACCACGGAAGCGGCTTTGGTCGCGGCTGGTGCCGCTGTGCTTTCGATGCTGAAAGCCATGTTGGCGAAGTCGTACGGCACGGCTGGGACGGCTTCCCTCGCGGACTGACTTGCCCTGGCGAGGTGGCTGGGTGTAGCCTAGGGGTACCAACGAGTCCTGAGGAGGGACGACAATGGACGCTGCACCCCTTGACGACCACGGCTTTGTTGCCACGGTTCTCGAAACCTTCATGCGCCACGAGAACGCGGAGGAGGGTGGTCGCCCGACTGCCTTCGGCACTTCGCTTCGTGGCAGTTACTCACGGAAGTGTGCCCGACAGTTGGGGTTCTCGATTGCCGGGGTCCCTGAGACTGAGGACATCAGCCTCGAAACGCTACTCAACTTCCTGCTTGGACGCATCGTCCACGAGAAGATCCAGGAAGCGTTGGCTGATCTCGTAGGTGGGTTCGAGGCGGAGGTCCCTGTTGACCTGCGACCCTTGGGCTACGACCTGTCAGGACACATCGACGGTCGGCTCCCTGAGGGCGACGACGTGTACGCCTTGGAGATCAAGACGGTCAACGCCTACCCATCGAAGTTGGTTCGGGATGGGGGGCCACGGCTTGACGACCTGCTCCAGGCCGGCATCTACGCGGTGGGTCTCGAAGGTTGCGTTGGTGTCCACATGGTGTATGTGTTCAAGGAATCCAGTTACCGGGACAAACTGCGCCAGGGTGAGATCGTTGAATACCGGGTTCCGTTGGATGAACACTACGGGGATGAGTTCGGGCCGCTGGGTGTCAGCACGCTGCGGGAGTTGGTGACTGTAGAACTCGACCGGTTGAAGGAGATCGGTAAGTTGGTCGAGAGCGACATCATCCCAGCGCGGGACATCCCAGAGTTTGGCCGGGTGGAAGCCCCCCCTGGGTATGGGGATAAGAAGGGGCAGCCGTGGCAGTGTCGGTTCTGTCGGTGGAACCGTGCGTGTTCTGTGATGCCACCGGGTCCGGTCGCTGTGGTGAATGCGCCGATCCATGTGCAGGAGAACTGGCGGACTTCCAATGGGGATTGACGGCTTTAGTTTCGATAGTCAGGTCGAGGGTAAGAAGCGGTTTGGGGAAGAGCCAAGCAATCTGTGTGCGTGCGGGAAGGACATGGTGAACCACACGTTGAAGGAGAAGCGGGTGTGCAGACCTAAGTCGAAGGAAGCGTTACTCGCAGCAGAGGGGGCGGGCTGATGCGGAAGGACACCGATGGTAGGGACCGCCGGTTTATCAAATGCCCCTCGTGTGTGCGGCACTTCGTTGGGCTACGGGCAGCGGAGTTGTATGACTACTGCTGCGATGTGTGTGGCTCCTTCCTGGAGATCGCCGATGCGGAATAGGTACGCGCTGCTGGGGCTACTAACGGGGATGTGGCT